ACATTTGCTGTTTTATTTACAGCAGTGACTTCTTTATGGGAAAAATCATAAGCAGACTGTCCAGTAACAGTCAAAGAAACATAGTCTCCAACTTCAAATGGGGATCCAGTTCCTTCTGGAAGATCAATAATGGTGGTAGCTCCTGTAGTAATACCAGCAACTCCATGAGATCTTACATGTCCCAAGGAAATAACTTCGGGTTCGCCAACCGTAACTAAAAAGTTAGTTACTGCTGCTGTTGGTTCGGATCCAACAGACACATATGCATCATTGCCGATGGCAATAACTCTAATACTGTCAGTTTTATGTGCAAAGGCACTGGACTTCGCTGAACTACTACTCGTACTAATAGTAAAGGCTGAGTCTACTGGATTGAGTGACATTATTCCCCAAAGTTCATTTATAAGTTATTTATACTTCAGACACCATCAGTGGATTCAACCTCATCATCAGAAACCTCTTCTGGTTGCCCATTGAAGAGTGCATTTCCTACAGATGACTTGTATCCATCTACTCTAGATGCTGATTTTGAATACAGCATATCTTTAATTTTATCGCTGATTTGTGACGGGGATTCGTCAGTAATCATCATGTCTAAAAGTTCGTCCATGTTTCCCATGTTACAAAGATAAAGTTATTTATATCTCACCACCCTTGGGTAGTTCAATAGGTTCTGCAGCAGAGGCATCAATCTCAGGTTCCATCACTGGTGCTCCGAGGTCTTGTCCTGCTGCACTTGCCGCTGGATCTAGTGGTTGACCATCGGGACCGATAGTTGCAGGATCCGGAATGATACCTTTTTTAATTTCATCTTCGATCAGTTTGTCCTGTTCGATGATTTCAATATCAGTTTGACGCAGAATCTTGCGGCGAACATAGTCCTGAGAGTAGTATTTGCCAACATATGGTTCTGCAGTTGCTGCCAGTGACAGTCTTTCATTCATCAGTTCTGCTTCTTTCAGTTCTGAGAAATGGTTGTCATACAGGAAGTCATACTGAATATGTTCGGACATAACCTCCCAATCTTCGGGAGTAATTACATTCTTCAGGAGTAATTGGGTCCTCAGCATGTCATTAAACATGGAAGAGAATCTCTTTCTCAAACGACCAACAAACTTAGTAAACTTCAGTTCGTCTCTGAGGATTTCGGAAGATCTTCCCAGATTAAATCCACCTTCGCCATCCATGCGAGACGGGGGGACGTTGAGTGATCTGTATAACTTCTTCTTAAAATACTCAATGTCTGTGATTTCTCCCAGATTCTGCCCTCCAGGAAGAGTAGAAATTTCAGTACCACGTCCTCCTTCTCTTCGTGGTAACCAAAAATCCTCAAGCATTGCCATGTATTTTTTATCATCACGAATCTCTCCAGTGTTTGCATCATACACAAGTTTGTTACGATATCTCATCATAACGTCGCGCAGATATTGCTCTGCCTTAACCTTGGGAAGATTACCAACATCAATGTAGAAAATTCTACGCTCTGGTGCTCTACTTAAACGATAGATTACTAGAGAATCCTCAATCATTCTAAGTTGATTGAGAGACTTAATTGCTTTGTGGAGATAAGAAAGAGTTGATCCCTTGTTTCTATCTACAAGACCAGAAGTGCAGTATGCAACGGAATCTTTTGTCATTTTGATTCCATTATTTGCAGTGGTCTTCATTGGGTTTGCCCCATATCCTGCTTTAGGATTGTAGATGAAGAACTCTTCAATTTCTGGAAAAACGTTATCCATTGGATTATCGTTTCTCAATGGATTAAGTCTATTGATATCTGCTCTTTCGTCTTTCTTTTGCTTTCTTATATAACGCATTTTCATTGCGTCAATATAACGAAGTTCCTGAATACCTTCTTCAGGTTTCTTCAGATCGATAATTTTATGATAATAAAGTCTTCCATCAATGTACCAGTTACGGTAAATTTCATGTGCTTTTTTATCAAAATCCAATAAATCTAAGATATGTTTGAACTCTTTTCTAATCGTTTTCTTGATACCATCACTGGCATTAAGATTAGAAAGTTCAATCTCTACAGGACTATCATTAGAGTCTGAAACGATTGCCTCGTTTACGATATCTTCAATAGCACTATCGCACTCTGGGTGCAGTGCCATCTCACGATACCTTTTAATTAAATCATATTCAGTCTTATAAACGCCTTCAATATCAACGTAAGAACCAAAAAAACCACTACTCATGTAGTGGTCAACCCCGTCCTCATTGTTGGGAGGAACGGGGGAAACCGCTGACGGTGAGAGTGGTTCAGTATCCTCAATCGAGAATCCAAATAATTTGGACATTATTAAACTCTAAACTGTATCAGTTCTATTTATTACTTCAGAATCTGAGCTGCTAAATCCTTAGGATCTCCTGCTTCAAAACTCTGAACTGCGAATTCTACAGTAAATTCTTCAATCGTGTCGCTTGAATCATAAGAAAGATCGATTGCAGAAACATTGACAGGGAAGATGTCAACGAACTTGTAGGTCTTCAGTGCAGATGCAGAATTACCAGATTGGTTCTTCTTGCTGTTTCTCTCCTTACCACCTCTGCCCAGTTGGGTAACAAAAGCATCGGTCATGTAAGAACCAGGATTAGTAGCGCCAGTGTTGTTTTCCAACTTGGCGATAGCATTCATCCATGCTTCAAAAGCATTTCTGAGTGTAAAGTCTTCATCATTGATAACGGTAACAGACCAGTTATCGATAGTTCTATCACCAGCAACCTTGAAGATTCTTCCTCTGAATGGAACATCGATAGATGCTACGTTCGATGCAGGCATGTTTGTTGCCTTGCAAAGGAACTGGAAGGTTTCATTATTAAGGTTTGCTGCAGGTGATGAAGTAGTTGCTGCAGCAGGCAGGTTGGGGATTGAAACCTCAAATAGATTGGGGCGTGCGCCCCCTCCTGCCAGTTTTGATTTGAATTCAGAAATTGTGCGTACAGTCGCCATTGTTTTATTCCTCCGTAGTTTTAGTTAATAGCGATATCAAACTCTGCCAGTGACTTCCTGGAAGTCAACTCCAGTTCTGGTGGCGACAAAGGTAAGGGTGATAAAGTTGATGGACTTAGCAGGCTTCAGGAAGATGTCTGCTCTGAACTCATTATTGTCAATAACGTCAGGTGTGTTATTGGTCTCGTCGCAAATGACGAGATAATCAATGAGTCCTCTCTTCGCTTGAACATCACGGAGGTATGGATCAACGATGTTTCTGAAGTTCGCTCTTGTCAGATCGTCGTTCAGTTCAAACAGTTGAGCCTGTGCTGCTCTTTCCAGTGCTTGCTCGATTGTGAGGAACAAGCGGCGAACATTGATTCTGTCGAATGCAGAAGAATATCCGAGAGCGGTCTTGTCTCCGAAGAGGAATGTTCCAGCACCAGGTGAAGTGATGAAGGAGTTGATTCTCTTAGGATAGAGGCGATCTCTTTGTGCCTTGCTTGGGTTGTAAGCAAGTTTGACTGCATTGTTCAGTACACCACGCTGTTGTCCAGCAGGCGAGAACCATGGGAAGGAGTTGATTCCTGTACGGCACATCATACCAGCAACGTCTGCGTTACATGGGATGTAACGGAATTTGTTGTTGAAGCGGTCGAAGGTGAACTTGTATCCAGAGTCAAATACCGCGTAAGAGGAAGATGACAGAGGACCGAAGTAGTTGATCAGGTTGGTTGTTTGCTGCTCGGAAGTGAGAAGTCCAGTTCCTGCTGCTGCAACCAGGTTTTGTCTGTGGGGACCAACTGTAGCAACACAATCCTTTCTTGCATTAGCAAGAGAGATAATGTAGTTTGCTTTTGCTTGCGATTGTGCTTCTGTTTCGCAACCAGGACCCATGATGATGAAGTCGCATTCTACTTCATCCTTATTAGACAGGAGACCGTAAGCGGAGATCAGTTTTCCAAGGTCTGCCTTGTAACCATCTCCACCAGTGCTTTCGTAATCATTACCACCCATGATGGTGTAAGTTACGTTACCGATTGCAAGGAATTGCTTGTCCTGTGCAACTGTACCAGATTGGTTGGTTGAAGCAGTATCCGCAGTAAACGAAGCAGATGCTACTCCAGTGTAAGCAGTAAATCCAGTCGCTGCTGGTACTGTGTTGTGGAATGCATCAGATGCTGCCAGAGGATCTTTACCTGCATAGAGATTAGCAGAGAGATCGCGGAGATAATCCTTGAAGTAGATCTTCTGAGGTGCGTTGACATTAGAGATTGCATCGCTTGCCTTAGAAAGGTCAACATGCTTCTCAAGGATGTTACCTTTAATTCCAGTTACATCTCCAAGGTCATCAACAACAGCGATGTGAAGTTGATCGTTATGTCCTTGTCTGTCGTCTACGTAAACAGAAGTTCCAGGTTTTGGTGCGATAGTGCTCCAGTAAACCGTGGAGTTGGTGAGACCTAAGGTCTGTTGATCGTACCAGTCAACCGCTGTTGCTGGGGTGATACCTGCAGCGCCCATTCCGCCAGTGTTAATACCTGAGGAATTGACAAAGTATACCGTGTCTGATGTATCGAACGAGGCGAATCCGTCTCCTTCTGCATAATCGATCTGAGTCTCAGTACCAGATGTGGTCCCTGCAGTTGAAACTCTAGAAACGATCTTGACATCAACTGTGCTTGTCGTTCCGCTAGCAGCAGTAGAAACACCAGTAACGATTCCTTTTACGTATCCAGTGAAGACTGATGTTGATCCAGATCCTGGAAGAACTCCAGTAATTGCTGCGGTAATACCTGCACCAATCGTTGCACCAGCAGCACCAAGGTCTGAAGTGGTAATACCGATGGTTTGATCCGCAAAGTCATCGATGTAGCAAACCTTCAGGTTGTTTGCCCAAGAACCAGGGTTCTTAGCGGCAAAAACGAAATCGGTTGCTGTCGAATAGTTGTTGAGGTAGTCGTCGTAGTTCTTGATTTTCAACGTGGTTGTTGATGCGATACCAACACCTGCGTTAGCATTCTTGAGGTCGTCGTCATCTGCTCTGACAACCTTCATAACTCCCCCGTAAGAGAGATAAGAAGATGCAGACATCCAGTACTCATATTGAGCGTCTGCTTCTTTTGGTTCTCCAAATACGTTAATGAGATCGATCTCATTAGTGATATTTGTTACTTCTTCTACAGGTCCAATTTCAAAAGGGCCGCAAATGGCACCAATATTATCCAATACATTATCAGCTCTTCCTACTGTTAGGTCAACCTCCCTTACCAGTACTCCAGGAGATAATTGAGGAGTCGCCATGTTTTGTTCTCCGTGGTCTCATGTTACTGAAAATATTTATTAAAAACTAGGTTTTCACAGGGGAAACACGACGCGAACTACCAATCTGGGTATTCCCAAAGATTGCTAGACTCCTTTCTTCTCATAACTCTCTTGATAGTGCATTCTTTACATTCATAAGAATACGATGATGCAACTGGACCCCTATCTTTTCTTGTTCTATAAAAGTCCTCTACTAGATTCTTTGTTACTCCGCAAGTTCTACATTTTCTATCTTGGAGAAGTAAATGTCCTAGTTTAATTTGACCATCTAAATCCATCAGGATAGATACTCCCACATAAAAGATCTATCTCCATATTCATCTGCCTTAAACCATCTATCGCCTTGATCGTCAGTAAAACTAGCATCGTCTAATCCATCGTCCATAAAACCAAACGGTGCCATATCCTGTTCGATTTGATTCTTCTGTTCCTCATACAATCTCTTACGAACATCCTGATCTGTTAGTTCTTTGAAGTAATCCATCTGAACTAACCAGGCATAGATAACCAGACACATTGCCAAGTCATCGTTACAACCTTCTTCTGCCTCAAACGAATTATGCTTTGAGATAAAGGTTGTCAATTCGGAGATAATCTCATAATCATTGAAGATAAGTTTATTTTCTTCAATCAAAGTCTTCAGGTTGAGAGATCCAACTTTCTTGACAGTTTTGGACATCTTGACACCAAGTTGTGTCTTCTTACCAGAGAATCCCTGTCCAACAATCTGTCCTGCTCTACCTCTCATAGAACACATCAACAGATTCTGATACTCAAGATCATACTGCAGAATACTTGCAACCTGATCTCCAATATCGTTTACTTCGCATAAAATAAACGCACTATTATAACTCTTTGCTACCTCATAGATTATATTTGGGAACAACATCGGTTTGATATCATTGTTCCTATACTTTGCCACAACTTTATGTGGAAATTCTGTGATATCAACGACAATAAATGCAGAGTAGTCTTCTCCAACTCCTCTTGCAACGTCAACTGTCATTACATAATCATGATTTTCTTGTGCTGGTTCGTATACATCTAATCCAGCATTTCTCTGAATGGGATTATCATATACTAAAGTCCTCAATTTACTAGGTGCAATCAATGTGTCAACAGAACCAAGGAATTCGCACTCAAACTCAACCTTGAACTGTTGTTCTGATGTGTTAGCAATAGTTTGTTCTTTCCAGACTTCATCCCTACCAGGGACTTCTGACCAGTGAACATCTGTTGGGATATATTCATTCTTCTTTCTCTCCGCATCATGCCACATACGGTAGAAGTGATTCATACCATGTGGCGTAGATACGATAATTACTTTGGTGTTTTTACCAGAAGTAATAGTAGGATAAACAGATGCAAAGAACGAGTCAGCAACATGATTCGGGACGAACGCGAACTCGTCGAGAAAGAGGATGTTGAACGACATACCTCGGACAGCACTTGCAGACGTAGAAGCTGCCAATATCTTACTGCCATTTTCTAACTCCAGAGATCCTTTGTTCCATGCCACGATACCCTGCTGCATCCACTTGGGCAAGTTCTCATATGCAGTCTGTAACCTTCCAAGTAGTTCTCTTGCGGTTGCCGCTTTGTTTGCCAGAATACCAATGTTAACGCTGTCATTGAATACAGCATAATGCAAAAGGTAAGATACGACTGTAGTGGATTTACCAGTCTGTCGTGGCATCTTACAGATATTAAATCTGTTGTCATGGAAGTTATTGATTAACTTCTCTTGAAAATGATATGGATGGAATTGAGTAAGACCCTCATCCAAAGAAACAATCTTAATGTAGTTATTAGCAAAATACACGGGATCTTTTTTACACTTGACAAATTCTAAGATTTGCTCTTGTGTAAATTCAATCGCCGTGTTTGCTTTTTTTAGATTCGGATTGCCAAGGTATACATTATCAGACATAAGTTATCAGCAGTTCCAGGCTCTTAGTGATTTATTGATTCTGCTATCGGGATCGTTTGCAGTTTTAGAGGAAGTCAACTTCTTCTTCATTCCTTTCATTCTCGCACAAAAGCTCTTTCTACGAGGGTTCCCAACTTTCTTTGAAGGTCTCTTAAGATCGCTTCCTGGGTTTTGGCGCTCATACGACTTCCTACCTTTCTCATTCAGTCCTCCCTCTGGATTTTTACCTGACTTTTTTTGCCAGTCTTCCGTATGTAGGAGGGGTTCACCTGGTTCATAGTCAGAAATGTCATAATTCCTTACCTTTCCACCTGGATAAACCTTTTCAATCTGTGCCTGAACTTCTGCTCTGCTTGGTTTAACAACAGAGGGGAAGAACATCTGAATAATATACATCTTACCTCTGAAGGTAAGGAACACTCTTATAATCTGTCCTGTCTTTCTTGGAACAGTAGTTGCTTCTGCAACTTCTTCTGGACAAGAGTCCATTCCGTGGATAGGGCAGTCTTTACCTTTCTTGGTGTGGGAGCAATCTTCCTTCTCAGCAATTTGCTCTCCATCATGTACAATTTCATCGCCTGCTTTTACGCAACGATTGTAAGTCTTACCAAACAGTTTCTGAGTCCCTGCTTTTTTGTAACCCTTCCAGCACTTCTTACCTGCTTCACCAAGTAACTTAGAACCAAGACCTTCGGTTGGTTGAAGCGCATCGGGGGTTATGAGATCAGTAAACTCATACTCTGTTGGTTTGTACTCAGTTCTCCAGTTAGAAAACTCTTCTTTCTTGGTCTTATTACCCCAGTTCGCAGCACCTACCTTACGGCACTTAACCAGTGCTCCAGACGCATATGCAGAAGGCCATACAGAGTAACGAGACTTGACCTTATGGTAGCAAGCATCTTTCTTACCTTCTTCGAGGTCGATGTCAATCTCATCGCCTACTTCTACATTATTCTCAGCAAACCATCCACGATTTACTTCTATTGCACAGAGAATTTCTCCATCAGATGCAACTGAAGTTTCGTCGTTTGGTTCTAACTGTTTAATGCTTTCGATTATACCATCTTCTCTGATAAAGGCAATATCAAGAGGAATCATGGTATCTCTCATGTGGAAAGATTGTTGAGCAACTTCCTCAAATACGAAAAGCATTCCGCTGTTCTTATCTAAACTTTCGCGGAACATCAATCCAAGATTAAATTCTTTGATGTTGGTTGGAACCTCAACATGGAGAGGTAAGGTTGTAAATTCTTCAGTCTTCACGTTGATTGCCTTCCCTTTTCTATCTGGATTTGGATCTTTACGATTCTTGCGACGGAATGCTCTCTCTTCTTCATCCTTAGAGAGATTGCGCTTCATTTTACTAGAACCGCATTTTGGTTTTGTTGTTTGTCCTGGTTGTCTGGCACAGGGTTTTCCTGCATATTTGCCACCGAGTTGAACCCAACCAGGCTTGCCATCAGAAGACTTACTCTTGCTAAACCAGTCACGCAGAGAAGAATCACCACTTTTCGACTCACTCATCCCTCCACCATTACCGCCATTACCGTTACCATTGGAATGACTAGAACCATTTCCATTGCCATTCCCATTAGACTTTTTCTTTCCATTATTTTCATCATCAACAGAATGTCCAGTCTCCTTACGGAGCATACCAGCAGCACCCACTACCTTAAATCCCTTGGGGATAGGTTTACATTTTTTATCGGTGTAGCAGTAGTAATATCCTGCTTTACACTTGCCGTTCTTAGACATTCAACTGAGTGGATATTCTTTATTATTTATCAACCGTCAAGTGCCACAGTAAGTCCAAGAGACATACCAGGTAGTGGAACCCAAGAAGTGCCGTTGTAAAACTCTAACTTCGTTGATGTGGTGTTGTATATAATCGAACCGGCGATAAAAGAACCTGCATCACGCTCCGCTTCTGTGAATTGCGGAACATTCAATTTTGAAACAATATCGGCGGTCTGCCTAGTTCTACTCATGAGAGGTTTTTAGATATTTATTAGACGGATGCTGTTGTAAGTGCAATACCTACATCTCCACCACTGAAGAAGTCGTCTTGCATTGCTGCTTGTGTGCTGGTGGCACCACCCCCTGCCCAACTAATGAAGATGGGGTTTCCATCACCATTGACATCCTTTGTAGCAATAATTGCTTGGTTTGATTCATCAAAGAGATCGATGCTGTTATTGGCATGATATCTAATAGAGAACTTAGTATTACCAGGACTTGGATCACTCCACTTAGTTGCAGAATAGTTAGGGTTACTAGTATTGAAGGTGAATCCTTTCAGATTATCAAGTTCTTCACTGGTGTTACTTTGGAAAGCCCAGTCCCAATAAGTTGAATTGTTCTCAAGGTTTGTTAAACCAGAAGATGCGTTGGTGGCACTCCACTGTCCAATCTGAGAGTTGGGATGTGAAGTGGGTAATGTCCAATGCATCTTGTATCCAGCAGGAATACCATCCTTATGTCTCCATACCTGGTCTGCTGCCCATGCAAGAACATTACCATTAGTGTGAATACCAGGGCCAATACCAGTTACGTTCTCAGGGAAACTGCCGATTCTCCAGTTGTTCCATGGGTTGTAGTAGTTGGGTGGTGTATGAGCAATCTCCCAACCATAAACTTGAACACCTGTGGTTGATGTAGGAATCCTAGTTGAATCACCACCCATAGAGATAAAGATAGGATTGCCGTCCAGTGCTGATGTGGATTCTCCAAGTTTGGTTCTCACACCCGATTCAACTTTATAACATACAAGTTTGTTAGTTCCATACTCATACTGTAGTCTCATGCTAGCACCAGCAGTTGTTGTTGCATCACTGATACCAGCAGAGAGTGTAAATCCACCATCCTGGTCTGCTTGATTTTTCACTGTACCGGTTCTATTGAAACGGATTCCAGCACTATAACCATTGAAGGTGGAGTTCAGAACACCAATAATAAAATTGTTTTTGGATGAACCATTATTATTGATAGAGAGTTGAGTCCAGATTAACTCTTGTCCTGGTCTCAACTTCTCACCCCAGGTTACATTAAAAGCAGCATTGGTGATTGTATAGAAACCATTAGAAATATCTAAGGCTCCTGATGCAGTCTTCATAGGTGTTGTGTTTCCTCTAACGTTCAAAGCAGTATTATTGTTATATCCAGACTGCCAATCACGATACTCCATGAACCAAGTCGCTTGATTCCACTCCCAATCATACTGAACATAATCTTGCAATACATCAGTTGAGTTATTTACTGCAAGGAGATATGGATACATATCACCACTAAGTGTATCATCACCAGTAAGAATTACTTCATCAGTATCCTCATCAAATATATCCCAAGTATTATCTACATTATATCTCCATGAACAATTCCTTCCTACTAACTGAAGAGTGGTGGTGCCATCTACAGCGGTATAGTTTGAATTAACTGTGCAATCTGTATGGCCAACAAACTTTTCATTGTTTGTAAGTCTCCAGGTCATCTCACCTGCAGTATAGGCACTGGTTTGCCCATTACCCAAATCTTCTGTTCCTTCAAAGTTTGTTGCCCAATATTGATTACTAGCAGATGTTGGAATTGTAAACTTTATCTTCATTCCAGGTCTCAATGATCTATTTGATCTCCATACATCATTAACTCTGGTTCCACTGTAAATACTAGGACCAGGACGTGCTGAATCTGTATAAGATTTAATGGTAAAATCTTGTGATCTAACCTCTGATACTGTTGGAAGAGAACCTGGTGTTGATGCCTGAGTTTGATCCTCAGAAGAAAAATAAATGTAAGCCTGTGTTGCTCCTACACCTGTATTGGCAGATGAAATCAACCAAGTGTATGCTGTGCTATGTTCATGCAACTCTAGTTTCTCTGAATGATATCCATATCTAATTGAATATGTTCCACCAAAAGTAGTAACATCTTTATTGAGTTCTACACCTGTCTTTCTGTATGTTCCACTAGATGATTTCCAATCAGATTCTGAGTTGTCAAAATACCACTTGGTTGACCAGTTTGATTTATTGTTGACATTACCAACACCAGTTACACCATTACCACCATTCCAAATACCAACATGAAGATCTTCACCAGGAACTGTAAAGACTAGTTCTTCACCTCTTCTAATAGGAGTTCCATAGAAGACAACACCATTATTTTTATCATGTTGATTATTGGCAAGTTGATTACCACTATTCAAAAAGAAATAGGAGGTTGAGTTTGCCAGAGAAACTGGTGATACATTATTCAAACTTGTAACATCTACATCAACAGTAGATGCATCCTGCAGAGTAAGTCTAAGTGTGTTGTTGCTGGATGTAAGAATACCACTGGTTACTGGGTTGCCTGCACTACCACCTGCAATGTGTACAGTTGCTACATCACCAGAAACAGAAACAGCAGAAACTCCACTACCAATGAAGTTTATTGTGTTACCACTACCAACTGCGGCACCATCCTTCTGGAAGTCAAGTTCGTTT